AGGAAAGAAATTCCTCCGTATATACTACCTCAAACAACTGCTCATAAATTTTTGTATGATTGTTACCCAAACCTATTAACTATTAACCAACTCGTACCGATTACTAAACACTATGAGGTTTATGAGCAAGCATATGATGATTTAGAGCACCGCATTAATTCCGCGTTAAACCCGTTTTATAATGACATAACTACGTTAGTGTTTAATGCGATTGAAAGAAACGGAATTAAAATTAATAAAGATGAGTTCAACAAACACTTTCCCGAAACAGACGAAGATTTTGTATACACGCAGTATAATTTCAAAACACTCACAACTCGACCATCGAATCGATTTGGAGGAATTAATTTCGCGGCTTTACCGCACGACGGCGGGGTCCGAAAAGCCTTCGTCCCGCGAAATGAAATATTTGTTGAGATTGATATTTCCGCTTATCACCCTACTCTTGCTGCTACCTTGGTTGGTTATGATTTTGGGGATACGGATGTTCACTCGTCATTTGCGCAAATGTATAAAACGGACTATAAAACGGCTAAAGAATTAACGTTCAAGCAACTTTATGGTGGTGTTTTTGAGCAATATAAAGATTTAGAATTTTTTAAACTTACAAGCGAGTATATACGTACGATCTGGGAAAAATACGAAACCGAGGGAAAGCTTATATGCCCTATCTCTAATCACGTATTTGAGAAGGATAAACTTGAAAATATGAATCCTCAAAAGCTGTTTAACTATGTTTTACAAAACATGGAAACAAGCGTGAATATCAAGATTCTTTATCGTATATTGAAGCTATTAAAAAATAAAAATACTAAATTAGTTTTATACACATACGATGCATTCTTATTTGACGTAGATACTCAAGAGAGGGATATATTGAATGAAATTAAACAAGTTTTTGATAAATTAAAGTTACATATAAAGGTTAAACATGGAGACACTTACGACTTTTGAGTTGCCCACTTATATTTATGGTACAGAGTACGATTACGAAAACCCCATAAATATAAAAGATTTGAACAACAAGTTATTTTGTACATTTACAACGTTGGATGCGTTGGACGATCTGGTAAAAAACCTTACCCGCAGCTATACTATAATGTATAATAAAATGTTTGTGTTGGAGATCAAAAACAACAACGAATACGTTGTTACTTATAATGTGGAACAAGCCAATGTAGCCTCAATCCCAGAAAATACGATTTTAGTTCATCGTAAAAAAGACACTAATACACTTTACACAATTAATGCACTTAATGAATTGATTAAGTCGCTCAATGGTGGTGTAGTAGACCCTCGTTATCGTATAGATTGGCAGCATTATAGAAATACAATTTTGCTTACTCAGCAAAATGAGCTTAGAGAATTAAAGACAAAAATCTACGAGATTATTGAACTTTAATTTGGCTACCCCCAAAATGTTTTGTACATTTAGTTTTAAATAAAAATTAGTTATATTATGGATTTAGACGTAATCAAACAGCGACTAGAAGCCCTGTCAAAACCCGCTTCTAACAAAGGTGGAAACAATGAAAAGTCATTGTTTTGGAAACCATCAGTAGGTAAACAAACTATTCGTATTGTTCCCTCAAAATTCAATAAATCAACCCCATTCAGCGAGTTGTATTTTCACTACGGCATTGGTAAGCCTGTAATGATTTCTCCCATTAACTGGGGTGAAAAAGATCCTATTGTAGAGTTCGCTAAGCAACTTCGCAAAACCGATAATCCTGAAAACTGGAAGTTGGCTAAAAAGCTCGAACCAAAAGTTCGTTATTTTGCTCCTGTAGTTGTTCGTGGTATGGAGAGTGAAGGAGTTAAATTGTGGCAGTTCGGTAAAGAATTGTACTCTGCATTCTTGCAAATGGCTATGGACGATGAAGTAGGTGATTATACCGATATCGTAAATGGTCGTGACATCAAATTGAATACTGAAGGTCCTGAAGTTACAGGTACACCTTACAATCGTACTACAGCTTCTCCTTCAATGAAAAACACTGCTGCTAGTGAGGATGCTTCACAAGTAGAAAAGTGGTTGGAAGACCAAGTTAATGCAATTGATGTATTTAAGCGTGTTTCATTCGAGGAAATGAAAGAAGCCCTTCAATCATGGTTGACTCCTGAAGCAGAAGAAGGTAGCATCGTTGATGACGAAAAAGAGCCTGAAATTGAAGAGGCTCCTAAAACTAACTACTCACTGAATACTTCAGCTCAAGCAGTTAAACAATCTAAATTGGATAAGTTCGATTCTTTGTTTGAAGAAGAGGACGATTTGCCCTTCTAATTACTTATAAAATATGGCAAAAGCTAAGAGGAGTACTTCCCTAACGGCAGCGGTCTCCGCTGAAATCAAATCAAGTTTTGACCTTGGTAAATTCAAGGACAAAAAAGGTTTGACTGGGTCTGTTAAATTCAAACCCCAACAATGGGTCCCTCTATCACCAGCTTTCCAAGAAGTAACAAGTGTGCCTGGTATTCCAACAGGCCACATTGTTCTTCTTCGAGGACACAGTGATACAGGTAAAACTACTGCGCTTATTGAAGCAGCAGTTAATGCTCAAAAAGCAGGTATTCTACCGGTGTTTATCATCACCGAGATGAAATGGAACTGGGAACATGCTACCCAAATGGGACTCCAGATGGAAGAAGTGTGGGACGAAGAAACAGGTGAACTAATCGATTATAAAGGATTTTTTATCTATGCCGACCGCGAGAATATCCACACTATTGAGGATGTAGCAGCTTTCATTTTGGATTTGCTTGATGAGCAGAAAAAAGGTAATCTACCCTATGATTTGATGTTCTTGTGGGACTCAATCGGTTCTGTACCTTGTGAGTTGTCTATTACCTCTAAAAAGAACAATAACGAATGGAACGCAGGTGCTATGAGTACCCAGTTTGGTAATGGTGTAAACCAGAAAATCACACTGTCGCGTAAAGAATCTTCACCTTATACAAATACTCTTGTTGCAATCAACAAAGTATGGACTGCAAAACCTGAAATGCCCATGGGTCAACCTAAGTTGATGAACAAAGGTGGTTTTGCGATGTGGTTTGATGCTACATTCGTAGTTACTTTTGGTAACATTGCAAATGCTGGTACAAACAAGATTAAAGCAATCAAGGATGGTAAGCAAGTAGAATTTGCTAAACGTACCAATATCCAGATTGATAAAAACCACATCAACGGAATTACCACAAAAGGTAAAATCATCATGACGCCTCACGGATTTATTGATGATACCGATAAGTCTCTTAAAGATTATAAGGACGCACACGCTAAAGAATGGAGTAAAATTCTTGGTGGAGGAGATTTTGCTATCGTAGAGGAAGTTGATACCTTCGAGCCAGCACAAGAATACATGCAAGAACCAGATTGATTATGGCAAATAGCGATTTACTAAAACTCCTAAACAACGTAGTTGAGGAGAATGATACCCCATCCTCTCCACATGAACGAGTCCTACTCATTGACGGTCTAAATCTATTCTTTAGGAATTTCGCTATGCTCAATATTGTAAACGAACATGGTGTTCATATTGGTGGGCTTGGTGGTTTTATTCGCTCACTAGGAACTTTGATAAACGCTATCCAACCTACATCAGTCTATGTAGTATTCGACGGAGAAGGTTCCTCTACAAATCGTAAGAACCTTCTCCCCGAATATAAATCAGGACGTCACATTAGTAGAATTACTAACTGGGATATTTTTGAAAATGTAGACGACGAACATGATGCTAAAGTAGACCAAATTGTTCGTTTAATTCAATATCTAAAATGTCTTCCCGTTAAAACAATTGCACTTGATAAAGTAGAAGCAGATGATATTATTGCACATTTGTGTCATGAACTTCCTACTAAATATAATTCACAGTGTTTTATTGTCTCCAGCGATAAAGACTTTATTCAGTTAGTAAACGATAAAGTAACAGTATATCGCCCAATTGAAAAAGATTATTACACACCTGATAGTGTAAAAGAAAAATTTAGTGTATTACCTGAAAATTTCTTGCATTATAAAGTACTATTAGGTGATGCTTCAGATAAAGTACCTGGTATTAAAGGACTTGGTGCTAAAAAAATAAATAAATTATTTCCTGAACTTCTAGAGCGTCGTATTACGCTTGATGAACTCTTAGAAATTTGTGCCTCTAAACATAAAGAGAATGTTATCTATTCTCGTGTTGTTTTTGAAGAAAATAACTTACGTAAAACTACCCGTATCATGGATTTGGAAAATCCTATGATGGATGAACTTGAAAAACAGTTCGTAAGTGATTCAATCGATCAACAAGCACCCGTGTTAAATGTAGAGACTTTTCTTAGATTATATCAAGAAGATGGTTTACGCCATCTTGTAAAAAACATAGAGTTTTGGATTAACAATCAGTTTCGAACATTAAACAGTTATAATAAATGACACTAAGCGAACTCGACAAATATGGCCCTCAATTTCAAGTGAAGGTTTTATCTTCATTATTGAACCATAAAGAGTTTTTAATTAATGTACATGATATTTTAGATGAATCTCATTTTACAAACCAAGCACATAAGTGGATTGT